GTCACAATAGAGTCATGTACTGTAAATAGGATGTGACTTCCTATCGCCTTGAGTTTTGGGTGCATTTCAATAGCACTATCTAGCACCACATCAGAAGATGTACTTTGGATAGGGTAGTTCACAGCTTGCTTAGCAGCACGTACCGCATTCCCTAAGATGATGATACGTCTCTTGCGTCCTGTCTTGGTCTGTACTTCACCTGTCTCCGAAATCTGATACTGAATATCTTTAGCCCATTGGTGGTGGACTTTGTTACGATTATTCCATCTATCAATTCGTCTCTGAGCGTCTTTTGGATGGCTTTTTGTTAACTTACCTAATGTATTAGCTTCAACATCATAAAGGATGCCGAAAGAAGTTCTCTTAGCTATGTTACGTTGGTCTCCATCTACTTCCTTAATTGGCACTGCAAACACATCAGCAGCAACGACTGTATGATAATCTCCAGATAATAAATCTTCGAGCATCTGTGGATCTTGGCCGTATGAATACGCAGTCCACAATTCAGCCTTACCGTAGTCTACCTCAACAATTACGTACTCATCACCTTCTGGTGGTACATAGTCGTCTGTACCTTCATAGCCCGTATATGGTGGAGCTACTACGAGTTCACGCATACGTACATATTCATTACGTGCATCAGGACGTGGGAACGTCTGGATAGCTAATTCTTTGTACGCAGGACGACCAGTTACCGTACCATGCAACATGATGACAGGATGTGCCCTACCATCCATTCTTAACTTGTTTGGTAACTCGTAGATGTATGTAGATAACATCTTAGATCGTTGTCTGTGTGCAATCAGAGCAGGTATGAATGGATTCTCATCTTTCAAAGCCTCAAGCACTTCTTTATCTACGCAAATAGCACCTTTATTCGTTCTCTTTACAATAGGAAGTCCAAGATACTCCGTGAAGAATTGTCCTAATTGTTGTGAAGAAGCCAGATTTAGTTCACCTTCCCAACCTTCTTCTGTAGCCATATCTTGCAGTTGCTTTTCCTCGATGAGCCATTTGACTAACCATTCTTGTCCAAGCTTATTATGAAGAGTCATATCTAACGTCACGCCATGATACTGTACTTCCTTGAACATATTGATGGCTGGTATTAGAAGCCTCTCGTAGAAGTTTCGTACACCGTCCAAAACCTGCAATGGTAGTTGTTTTAGATGTATACGTGCAGTGTAACACACATCCTTAGCATTATACTCATAAAGCATCTCTTTCGGTATTTCATTCAACGCCTTTTTACCATAAAAGCGATCTTCTTCATAAAAGCCACAAGCCAGCATTTCTCGTGCGAGTGATTTAAGTCTATGAACTCCACTTCGTTCATCGAGAGAATACGATTCGAGCATGGTATCTTCTTTGACGGTGATCCATACTCCAAGTTTTCGACGCATGACTTGTGTGTCAAATATGGCATTGTGCATGACCCACCATAAGTCGGGCCACGACAATGCTGGCGTACCATCTTTATTATATAACGCAGATGGCGTAAACACCCACGTGTGGTTTTCACTCCCTACGCCAACACAAAGTAAGTCAACCTCCCTAAACGCATCGACTTCTTCGTCGTCTTTGTTATATGACGTTTCCACATCAAGTGCGATTGGAAATTCAGAAGAACGCGGTAAATTGTCCAAGACATTTTGTGCTTGTTCACTGCTAGTAACAACACGATATCTAATCTTTGCTTCGGGTGCTCCAGGTTCCCATTTCGGTACGGTCTGAAGCTTCTTTAAGTCTCTAATATGATCAGCAATCATCACACTAGACTTAGCATCTTTACCAGAACTTCTATCATCCATAGCACGCAAGATTGCTGCTGGATGATATGTACTCATGACATAACAATTATACTTCTCATTCCATAGTACAGCGCCACGTACCTTACCAAACTTCTGTCCTGTAAATACGTCAGAAACCAAACTACCTAACAACACAATAAGCTTAGGCTGTACGACACTAATTTCGTACTCTAGCCGTTCCCAACATCGTAGTATGTTCTCGTCTTGTGGATTATCCATCCACGTACATACGAGGTTTGTACAGTACACGTCCTGGCGTCTTAGTCCTAGTGCTTCAAGACAGGCATTGAGAAGCTGACCCGACGGTCCTGTCAGCGGTCTACGACTATTGGTAACCTCGTCCCTAGCTGGAGAGATACCAATGAACATGATACCGCTTGTCGTCGATCCATACGAGCGCACACCACCTACACAGCAATCTGGTCCCTGTATGACAGATACATCTTTATATTCGTCTACTCCCTTCTGAAATCTACGGAAGCCAGTTTCCGTCATTAATTCCAGTGTTGGCATCCGATACCCACCAATCTGACTTTATTACTTCTTTCTTATCATGAGAACAACCGCTCTCAGCTTCATAATTCTCACAATCTCTACACGAATAGTATCCACATGTACACAAGAATACGAATAGTTTTGTACCACACCAAAAACATTGGTGTATCTTTAGTTGCATGAAATCTGCCTATATGAACATCTTATTGAACATTTCTTGTGTTAGTGTTCCATCTTCTCGGAACTTCTCTATCAGTAATTTACGTACGTACTCTGATGGTGTTAGACACTCACTCTTAGTTTGGTGTGCTATTAATAAGTCCTGGAGCATGGGCTCCAAACATAATAGTGTTCTTTCAGACCGTCGCTGCATAGCCTTCTCCAACTTTCTTCTTTATAGTCCATACTCTCTTTGTGTTCTTGATATCCACATGGATATCATAGATTTCCCGCATAGAATCTAGTAGAGTCCAAAGCTTTTTACCTAGCGATACAGCATTTAGATAGCGCCGTGTGAAAGATCGCTCATCAGTAGTTTTTTGTCGTAGCTTTGTCCATAGCTGTCCAGCAGTCAACTCGTCAATGGGAATACTATCCATCAGTCTATCAATAGCATCAATAAGTAGCTGATCTTCTTCCAGGTTGAATGAGCGTTGGTCATTCTTAATCTTTGTAATACCTTCATAGAACTCTTCAGATATACCAAGCGCTGTAGCAATCCAATATCCATACACAGCAAAATCACGCACACGAAATTGTGGAAATCCATAAGACGGCATTGGAGTAGCAAGTACCTTTTGTATGTCTTTTAGTACAGAGCCCCACAATGCATTTCTCAGCTTATCAATACGTCCTAGAATGTCAGAGTCAGACTCGAAGTTTGACAACCTCTCAAACGTAAGAAGCAACATTCTGTCTGTTACATCTTCACGACCGAATTTAGGATTATGTGCGGTAATACCAATCATAGCGTCCCTCCTTAATACAACCGTCTCACTATCCGTGTATAGTTTTCGTTTGGTAATCTCAGTAGGAGCTACAGTAGCAGCCAATCTATCAGGTAGCCACGATGCATAACTATCTACATTATCAAGCACGACTAATGGGTCTGAAGCCAAAGCTTGATCGAAGTTATCTTCATTTGATATTGTATTCAGTCCACGTTGTGCACCGTACAAGAAACGATACACCCTACGAAAGAGTGTTGACTTACCAGAACCAGGAGCACCAAACAAAGCTAGAATCGGTCTAGATGTAAGACCATCTCTTAAGAGTACCGTCAGCAACCAAACTTTCAATACAGCTTGTGCTTCAGCGGAAGGAATAGTAATAAGATTATCCAAGCATCCACCAAAAAGGATGTCTTCCCACACCACTTCTGTATTGTAATGCGGTAGAATGACATTGTTTCCCATGATCCAAGGGAATACCAAACCACCATAACCATTTATCTGGTGTGTAAGAGAATCTTTTGTCACAACAAGCACGTCTCGCCTACCTGTATGCAGTACAAATATCTTACCGTTGTGATCGTATGAGGACAGGTTTGCTAGCTTAGTAGTTGTAGGCATCTCCGAACACACGGCACGTAGCCTACCAGATACATACCTAGCTTCAACCTCTGATGTATTAATACCAAACAAGTTATCTAACATGTTGGATAGTACATCATTACGTGAACTAAGTAAGATTGGTCTACCATTATCATTTCGGATGTACCATGTACTATCATCAGTACAGTGATAAAATGTACCAATTTGTTCTAGGTACTGTATGACTCTATTAGCGATATGGTTACTGCGTTCAGCAGAAGAATCACCAATCTTCCTTGCTGTTCGTATAGCATCTTTGACATCTGGTAGCTTAGTCTTTAC